AAGATTGTTGGGCCGGAAGCGCCGAAGATTGTTGCCATAGGTAAAGATTTATTATGAAAGTTACGAATATAATTTTCTACATTTGGGAAACCATTCCCAATATTGGAAAATATTTACTGCTATAAAACCACCTCTTTTACCGCTAATTTTAAGGATGCAGATTCTAAGAAAGGGATAGTTACCGGGTACTTCGCCAACTTTGACAACAAGGATTCAGACGGCGACATAATTCCAAAGGGGGCATTTCAGAAAACTATTGAAGAACGCGGGCCGGGCAGTACACAGCCACGAATAAAGCACTTATTAAATCATAAACCAGATCAGCCTTTAGGCAAATTATTAGCATTACAGGAAGATGGCCGGGGGCTTTATTATGAAAGCCAGATCGGTAATCATATACTGGGGAAAGAATTTATTGCAATGGTTGAAAGTGATCTGATAACAGAGCATTCAATAGGATTTAGAATAACAAGGAAAGAGGATATAGAAAATGGAATGTTATTAAAAGAACTTCAGCTATGGGAGGGCAGCAGCCTTACCGCGTGGGGTGCAAATTCATTGACACCGTTAACAGGATTGAAGGCAGCGGATAAAGAACAAAATATTGCTTCACTTATGGAAAAGCATAAAACAATAGAACGCTTTTGTGCTAACAGTACTATTACAGACGAAACTCTCGAAAGTTTGATTTTATATAACAAACAGTTATTTCAATTGATCTTAGACTTCACCAACGAAACCACAACGCCGCGGGATGACCGCACCTTGCCGGATAACAAAGCTGAAGGACAATTGATTGCAGAATTTCAATCAATTTCTTCAAAACAAAAAATCTGGCATTATGGATATCTCCGAAGTAAAGGCTGTAGTACAGCCTATCAGTGATGGCATTGCAGAGATGCAAAAAGCCACTTCCGAATTAAAGCAATCACAAGACAAAATTGAGTCTGATTACGAAGAAGCCCAAAAGGCATTCAGCGACTGGAAGCAGACCAAAGATGAGCGCGATGAAAAGAACCAGAAGGCACTGGATGAGCTTATAAAGAAAGCCAATTCACTATCGCTGCCCAATGGCTCAAACTTAGGCTTCGCAGGCCAGTTAAAAGACGCGCTGTCTAATAATTTTGAAGGCATAAAACAAGTACGCAAAGGGCATGGGCATAGCTTTGAATTAAAGGCTATAATGACCGAAGCCACCCACTTAACAGGCGGTGGCGTACGTAGTTACTTAGAGCCATCTATTAAGCCGGGGCAAAGCGGTTATAACTTCCGGGATCTCTGCGATGTGGTAACAACGCAAACCGGGTTAATATCCCTGCCGCGTGAAACATCATCAACAGGCAGCATATCAAGGGTGGCTGAAAATATAACGAAGCCGAATGTGGATTACACATTTACAATGATTAACTACACAGCCGATTATATAGCCGGTTATGTAAGGATCTCAAAGCAAATGCTACAGGACTTGCCTTTCCTTCAATCATGGCTTCCACGCATGTTAATACGTGATTTCTACAAAGCAGAAAATACGCAGTTCTATGGTGATTTAGCCGCTGTTGCAACGGGAACACCTGGAGCAGCCGGGGCCAATTATGCGGAACTTCTTATTAATTCAATTGCTTCTTTAGGTGGTGCCGGATATATGCCGAATGGTATTGTATCAACTTATGCAAAATGGGCAGAACTGTTATTGGTGAAGGGTGGCGCATCCTCAAGCTATGGCCTGCCCGGTATTGTTGGCAGTGATCCGATGGGTGCCGTTCGCGTTGCCGGGATCCCTTACTATCCTACTGCATGGGTGCCGACAGGTAAGACCATTGTAGGTGACTGGACTTATGCAACGATAGCCGTTGCCGATCCTTTGAAGGTTGAATTCTTCGAGCAGGATCAGGATAATGTGATTAAGAACCTTATCACGGTTAGGGTAGAAGCCCGTGAAGTGCTGGTTGTTGAGCAAACTGATGCTTTTATAGTTGCATAAAATAGCCATGGGTTTTTAATTCAATCAGCTTAGATTTTCAGGGGCGGTTTCAGAGCCCGCCCCTTTTTTAAGATGAGCCCATTTCATCCTTTTCCATCGTTACGCAGGTCGCTTGTGAATTAAATCACAAGATGCCCGCAACGGTTTTAGATGTTGGGTGTGGAAACGGTTTCTATGGTGCAGTTGTAAGGACGTATGTTGATATGGGCTGGGGCAATAAAACGAGGCTGGTAGGTGTTGAACCTTTTCTGGATTATAAGGGGCAAAACTTAGGGTGGCAGCATTACACGTTCGTGTATGTAAAGACGATACAGGATTACCTGCAATTCGCACAGAATACCCTATACGATTTCATCCTGTTTATGGATGTTATTGAACACATGGGACGACTCGAAGGGTTAAGCATATTGGAGCAGTTAAAAGAAATATTAATGCCTGGCGGCGTTCTGATAGTAAGCACTCCGGGTGAATTTACGGAGCAAAAGGAAATGTATGGCAACCCATTGGAAAGGCATATATCGTTTTATGAGCCGGTGGATTTTATAACAAGAGGATTTACTATTATCCGCGACCCTGCGAAAGTCTGCCAGTTTCATCAGAAAATGTTGGTGGCGAAATATGTAGCACCATGAAAAATGCGAAGCATAATACTAATACTGTTATTCATTGGTTGCAGTGTTATCAAAAGACCGGGGGGCTTAAGAGATTCGACAATAGTTACAAAGGATTCAATACATACAACAACGACAGCGGACACGATAGGCAGGGATTCGGTGATATACAGGAAAAGAGATGTGCAGATAACACATAGCAGTGATTTTTATTTCAGGCCTGTTGTGTGGTATATACTGGCATTTATAGTGGCTATAACAACATTTTTTATAATAAGGAATAACCGATGAAAATCTTTATCCATGCACATTACTACCTACCCCGCACTTTAGCCGGGGCGGAAAAGTTTTTGCATGAGATAGCGAAATACTTAATAAGTAAAGGGCATGAGGTTGTTATATCAATAGATGAAAATACAAGCTTTCAATATGAGGGCGTTAATGTTGTTCCGAATAGAGATAATATTCAATCATGGTACAAGTGGGCCGATGCTGTTCTTACTCATCTGATAAACGCTGAAGATGCCATCTATTTAGCAGCGCAAAATCAAAAGCCGTTATTTCATTTACTGCATAATAACAAATCAGCGGCGCGGGATGGCTTAGTGAATAACTACGTTATCTACAACAGCAACGCACTAAAGCAGGAACTTAATTTAGACTTGCCGTCTATCGTTGTTCACCCACCCATTAACTACGCACAGTGGCAGAACAACGCAGACCATTTCTATAATGAATATATCACACTCGTAAACTGTTGCGCGGAGAAGGGCGGGCTGATACTTAAACAGCTTGCCGCAACGATGCCGGATCATAGATTCATGGGCGTTAAGGGTGGCTATAATACCCCGATAATAGAACAATCACCGCATAAGAATATTCAATACACATACCCGCGTGAAGATATGAGAGCGATATACAACAGCACCCGCATTATCATTATGCCATCACACTATGAATCGTGGGGCATGGTGGCGTCTGAAGCGATGGCGAGCGGCATACCTGTAATCTGTTCAGATACGCCGGGACTGCGGGAAAATTGCGGGGATGCGGCGATATATGCAGAACGGACGGCGGGGGTTTATCGCTATGCAATAGAGACGCTGAACGACAAGGAAATGTATGATAGCATGGTATTGCGTGGAAAGGCACGAAGCCAGCCGAATGAACTCGATAAGCTCTTAATCTTCATGGAAGAAAAGAAAGGGCGCGGCCCTGATGAGGTTGATTTCAATGAGATGAAAGAGAAAGAAGAGCAACAACCATTAAAAGAGAAGCATGTTATCGAAACAAAGAAAGAGAAGAAACACATTATTAAACCCGGTCGCAAGACTAAGAAAAATCAAATATCTGTTAATGGATAACCTTGTTTTAGATATTCAGTTTTCTAATGAAGGGCCGGAGCCTGTAACGCTTACCGATGCCAAGAACTGGCTGAAGATAGACGTTAGTGATGATGATGTATTGTTGTCGAAACTTATATCAGCGGCCAGGCAAAAGTGCGAAACATATACCAATATCTCGATGATACCGCGAACCGTTACGGCATGGCTGCAAATAGGGCTGGATGAGATACGGTTGCCGTATGGCCCGGTTAATACCCTAACGGGTGTAACTAATAACAAAGGCGAAGCAATAGAGCCGTCCGGGTATGTACTCAAGTATGAAAAGTTCAAGGCACTCGATCCCGCAACGGAAGTAAAGGCGGTTTATACGGCGGGTGATACTGCCGAAGATTTACAGAGTGATTTCTACATCGCAATATTAAACCAGGTGGCATGGATGTATGAGCATAGGGGCGATGAAGCGGGGCAGGACGGGCTTGCCCCGAATGTGATAAATATATTAAAACCTTATAGGAGAGTAACGTGATATCAGAATTCAATAGAAGAGTAACAATAAGAAAGTATTCATTCGCGCAGGATGATGGCGGCGGGAATGTAAAGTCATTACAAACGAGTTACCCTATATGGGCGAAGGTGGAACCGACAGCCGGGAATAAGACGCTGGATAATGCTCAAATAGCATATACCAAAACATTCAAGCTTAAAGTACGCTGGGAACAAAGCCGCATACTGGATCATACTGATGAGATTGTTTATAACGATAACCTGTTGGTTATTCAGAATATCACTAAGGAAGTTGAAGGGCGCACCAACTTTTTAAACATCGATACTTATACGACTAATGAGAAGCTTGTTGTTGTAACATTCACGGCAGATTGGGGCTGGAGCCAAACGAAGTTCACCCTTGATATGGTGGCGGATTTCGATTACCAGGGAAGCGGCACGTTTAAGCCGGGCGATGATATAAGGGCGGAGTATGGACTGGCACCGGATGATAATTATTTAATCGTAAGGTATCCGAAAACCGAAGCGGTAAAGACAACATGGTTCAATACAAACTTTAACTACGGACAGATACCCGACCAGGTATTTATGCCACCCTATACAGATGCAAAC